AACAGGCGCGCCGTTGTCACAGGCACAACAGCAACTGAGATGCCCATGAGCGTGCGCAGCCTTTTGAGCAGCGAGCGCATAATTGACATGCGGCAATGAATGTTGGTTTCTTGGATCGTCGCATCACGCTGCAACAGCGTGGCACAGCTGTCAACGACTTTGGCGAGCCTACAGGCGCGTGGTCGGAATTGACCACTGTGTGGGCTGCCTTGGACAATAATAGCGCCAGCAGCAATGTGCAGATGGAACAGGAAACCAGCATCAACCGCGTTACCTGGCGCATTCGTAGCAGCTCCACCACACGCACCGTTGCAGCAAGCGACCGTGTAAAGTATGGCGCGGAGTACTACAACATTCTGGCCATTCAGGAGGTAGGCCGCAAGAATGAGCTTCACCTTGTTACTGAACGTGTAGTATCAGAGTGATGCAGACAGTAACAGTCAAAGGCCTAGATCAGGCCCTCAAGAAGTTGGAGAAACTTGCACTTTGGAGCGAGAAGGATTTTGCGAACCTTGTCAATATCAATGAGCGAGTTGGTGAAGTTTACAACAACAGCCTTAAGGGCAGCATCAAAGACTTCGACCGTGACATCAATGTTTACGAGAAGACCGGAGGTGGACCAGGCCCAAAGACAGGTCAAAAAGGGACTGTCAGATTAAAGGTCAAACGTGGGCAATTGAGACGCAGCGTGGGTATTTGGCAACCAGATAAGGACAGAATCAAGGTTCTTGCTGGACCACGAACAAACACCATTGCTAGACGCAAGACGCGCAAATACTCGGATGGATGGTTCGCGCACATCGTCGAAGCTGGTGACAGCTTTGGCAAGAAAAAGCGCACACCAAATACAGGCGTATTTGAGCGCAGCCAGAAGGCAACACAACAAAGAATGGTGCAACTCCAGACGCGCTTGCTGCGTAAGGAATACGAACGCTTCATGAAATGAAAGTAGGTCTAGCCATACGCGCCTTGTTGCTTGACTCTAGCGATGTCACAGCCATCACCAACCGCATCTATCCAGAGCTTGCAGTTGAGGGAGCTGACGCGCCATACATCGTGTACAGCGTTGTGTCCAACAGTCCATCAGATGCAAAAGACGGCACACCAATCGACGAAGCGCAAGTGGAGTTGTTTAGCGTGGCCTCTACATATTCCGCAGCAAACGACTTGGCAGACAAGGTACGTGCTGCACTAGACCGAAAGAGCAAAACCGTGAGTGTCTCTGGTGGCGCTGTCACTGTACAGAGCATTCAGTACACTAACGAAGTCACAGAGGTAAGCGCAGAGCGCAGCTTGTATGTGAGCGTCCAGGATTACACAGTAAGAATAACACGATAGATATGATTACACCAGATTGGTTTACAGACAACCTCGGTGAGTTGGTCCTAGGACTTCTCGCCTTTATTAAGCTTGTGGTCAACATCACGCCAACAGAATCCGACAACAAAGTGTTTGGGTACTTGGACGTGCTGATCAACATGCTGATTGCAGATAGAATTAAAAACAACCCTAACAACGAATAAAATGGCCTCAACAGGAATTTTCAATGGCTCAACTTACACGGTCATGTTTGCAAATGACGCTTCAACACCCGTCATTGCAGACCACGTAACAGATTTGAGCGTCAGCGTGTCAACAGAAACACGCGACACCACAAGCAAAAACAATGGCGGATACCGCGCGTTGCTCCCAGGCTTGAAATCTTTGTCCGTCAACTTTACTGCCTTCTATGCGCAAGACGCAAGCAATGGCTACAATGAGTTGATGACAGATTTTTTGGCTGGTGCAAAGCAAGATGTTTCAATTAACGCAGTTGATTGGGACAACGCAGGTGCAGATATTGCAGGTGACCAAGAGATTGTGTTTGAAGCCTACATCACTTCTTTGGAGTTGAGCGCAGGCACAGAAGACAATGCTTCTTACACTTGTACTCTTGAGTGCGTCAGCGCTATTACCTTCCAAGCCCAAAGCTAATCCATGACAATTACCCTAGACAACCAGACCTTTCCAGTCAAGGCCAACATGCGTGCCTGGCGTTCCTTTGAACGCGCCACAGGCAACAAGGTGGCAACACTTGACAGCGAGGACGTGACCATGATGCCTGAACTTCTGTTCTACTTTGTACAGGAGGGATGCCGCAAGCAAGGCATGGAATTCAAAATGGAAATCGACGATTTTCTAGGGCTTGTGGATGTGACTGATTTGCCAGCGGTGATGAAGGTTATCGAAGAGTCTATGTCGCCAGAAAAAAAAACGACGGAGACAAGTCAGGAGATCCACTTGAATGGGACGAAATAGAGGAGTTGGGCCTAGGGCTGTTGAGCCTTACGCCTGACTCCCTCTATGACTTCACATTTCGTGAATTTGGCAACGCGGTGCGTGGTCGATGCAAATCCCAGGAACAGTTTGACCGTTCCAATTGGGAGCGCGTCCGATGGCAAACCGCGTTGTTGCTGAATGTACACACCAAAAAGGGAGCAAGCATCAAACCCAAAGACCTTGCCACCTTCCCGTGGGAAGAATCAAATAACAAAAATCCAGGTCAAGGCTGGTCGCAGCTTATGGCACTAGCAACAGAATAAGATGGCAAAACTAGGTGACCTCGTAGTACGGATTGGAGCGGATACGCGCGATCTAAATAAGAGCCTTGGAAGGGTGCAGCGCAACATGCGCTCTATGACTAGCAACATCACAAGGCTAGGTCAGGACATGACGCGCAGCATTACAATTCCATTGCTTGGAGTCGGTGCGGCTGCTATTAAAAGCGCGGCAGACCTAGAAGCTTTGGAAACATCGTTTGTCAGTTTGACTGGTGGCACAGAGCAAGCCGCTATGATGATGAAACAGCTCAACGAGTTTACAGCTGAAACGCCATTTCAGATTGAGCAAGTTGCAAAGGCCGCTAGACAATTGATTGCAAGCGGCACGGATGTGGGAGAGGTCAACAACCAGTTGCAGTTTCTTGGTGACATTGCTGCAACAAGCGGCAACAACATTGACGAACTTGCGGCCATCTTTGCCAAAGTTAACGCCAAAGGCAAGGTAGAGCTTGAGAGTTTAAACCAATTGGCAGAGCGTGGTGTGCCTATTTTTGAAGCATTAGCAGAAGCCACAGGTTTGCCAGCCGACAAGCTAGGTGCAGGACGTGTAACAGTTGAGCAGTTCAACGATGTACTCAAAAGCTTCAGCGAAGAAGGAGGTTTTGCCGCTGGCGCCATGGAGCGCTTAAGTAAAACAACCTCTGGACGTTTCTCGACTGCACTAGACAACGCCAAGCAAGCGCTCGCTGTGCTAGGTGAGAAGCTGTTGCCTTCAGTCAATGCAGCACTTGAACGCCTAACCAAAACATTTCAGGCATTTGGCAATTTGTCAGATACAACAGTTGACCTTGCCTTAAAAATTGGAGGACTACTTGCTGTCATTGGGCCACTGCTGGTGGCCGTGCCTAAAATTATTGCATCTATCAAACTGATGAATTTTGCTTTCCTGACCACTGCGCCAGGTGTATTGGCTTTGTCAGTGGCATTAGGTGCAATTGCTGGTCTATTTATAAGGGTAGCAAAAGAAGCAAAGACTTCGACAAAAGAAACGAAGAAACAGGAAGCTGCATTGATAAGCCTGAACAAGACGCAGCTTGCAATGGAAACAGGCTTGAAACTTACAGGTGATGCGACACGCGACATTGCTGGTGCAAACGCAATGAGGGAGGACAGCTTAGAAAAAGTGGCCGAAGCTACAGCTTACTTGACAAGGCTTGAGGCAGCACAGGCCGCGGGTGATGCAATAACCAAGGCTGGATTACGCGATAAGATTGAATCATTACGCGAATACATTGACACCTACAACAGGAGTGCAGAGGCAGCAGATCAATTGATTGTTGTGCTAAACAATGAGGTAAAAGCATTAAGCGATACAACTGATGAGACCAACAACCTAACAAACGCGTCAGGCAGGGCCGTCCAAACAATGGGCCAATTCTTTAGCATGTTGGAGGAAATAGGCATACAAGCGGAAACAAGCATTGACAGGGCTAGTATGAGCATGGGCGAGTTTTTCAGTATGCTTGAAAACACAACAGTCGGAACAAAATTGACTGACATGCAAGTCAAGTTCAACAACTTTGCAACAGCTGTACAGCAATCATTTCAAAAGGCTGCCGAAGGTGTTGCTATTTCTGTTGGTCAAATACTCGGAGCGATGGCAGCTGGCACAGCAAAGCCAGAGCAATTTGCCAATAGCCTATTAAGTGTATTCGCAAACATGGCCACGGAACTTGGAAAACTTGC